GGGGCGATTTGAGCAGCAACATAATCAACAACAGCTCCACTAGTAGGGTATGCGGCATCAGTATCTGATATAGTAGTTTCAACAGACTTACCGTCAACCACCGTATTAATTTCGGCAAGAGTTGCAGTAAGAGTAGTACCAGCTGCCAGGATACTTGCAGTACCTGTCTGCATACCAGCAAGCGTTGTGAGTTCAGCATCGGCTATCTCTGAGGTTGTTACTGAGTCTGCGGCTAAATGAGAAGCATCTAAAGGCGAACCAGCTATAAGAGACTTGATCTCACTAGCTGTTTGATCCGCTGTAGCTGAAGCTTCTATAGCATTTAGCTTACTATGATCAGCATCTGTAAATACGTTTGAATCAGTAGCAGCTTCTACAGCTGCTCTAATCTCAGCGTTACTTTGATCAGCAGTAGCACTAGCTTCTATAGCATTTAACTTACTATGATCAGCATCAGTGAATACATTGCTATCAGTTGCTGCTTCTACCGCAGCTCTAATTTCAGCATTAGTCTGATCTGCAGTAGCACTAGCTTCTATAGCATCTAGCTTTGCTTTATCTGCTGATGACATAGTACCAGCTACTGAGCTTGTTGATGATACTATCTTAGATGCATCTATTGCTGCAGATGAGGATATATCAGCATTAACAATAGACCCATCTACTATTTTAGAAGAGTCTACTGAGTTACTAGATAAATGGATAAGATCTACAGACCCATCAACATATTGATCACTGTCAACTGAGTTAGCTGACATATGAATTAGATCAATCGATCCATCAACATATTGATCGCTATCTACAGAATTAGCTGACATATGCTCTAAGTCAACTGCACCTGCAGCTATATGCTCAGAATTGATCTGATCATCAGCAATCTTAGCTCCAGTTATTGAATCTGCTGCTATCTTAACTGTAGTAACTGCACTAGTATCTAAAGATCTAGGTTGTATTAATTGATTTTGCTCCTCTTGTAGAGCATAAAGAACTTGTGTCTGATTATTATTTAAGTCTCCAGCTTTAATAGAAGCTCCAGCTGTATATGTAGCTTTAGCAGCATCTACCTCGGTATCACGGAATATCCGTATTGTACCACTAGAAGGTATATTACCTGAAGTAAAAACTATAGTACCTCCACCAGTAGTAGTATAATTACTAATGGTATAATGTGTGCTAGTAGTCTTAATAACTCCATCTACTTCGACTTTAATATCAGCTTCTTTATATGAAGGAAATGAGAAAGCTTTATTATTAGACCCATCTCCAGTGTATGTTGCGTATGTTGTTGCCATTTGTTATTTATACATAGCTAATAGGTTTTGAAAACTTGGAGTGGTGGTCGCTTGTTTGTAGCTTCTACTCATTTTCTTAGTTAATTGTTCTTGTCTTAATGCTTGGACTTCTGCCCTTTCTAAACATATTTGCCAAGCTATCTTTTTATTATCTTCTACAATAGAACGTATTACTTGGTTATGATAGTAATCTCTAGGTGTATAATCTCCTCTATAGCCACTAGCCATATCATCATCCATTTGTGACATAGAATCGATAATATCTTTTCTAGTTGCTAGTTTATTAAATTTAGATTCCATATTTAACTTACCTAATTCCTCTTGAAATATAGATCTAATCTCTGGACTATCAGTTAAATCTGTACCATCAGGAGCAGTATAAGTAAAGAATCTTAAATCAAATTTACTATTAAGTAATAGTTGTCTACCAGGGCTATAGTCTAAATTAAAGTTAATAGGTATTGCAGACTTAGCAACTCTAGTCATGAAATCAAAATCTTTTACTGGTTTACCATTTAATGTATCATGTTTAATTGGTAAAGGTTCAGAAGCTATATTTTCAGTAATTAAGTTTCTATTTCTTACAGCATCGAATACACTAGAACTTAATTCACGTGTATAAGGAGTAAAGATTTTACCCATTTCAGCACGTAAACTACCTAACGGTACTACATTAGTCATAGTAGTAGGTATTTTAGCCCAACTTCCAGGTTGACCAGCTAATACATCTACCCATAACTGCATACCTTGTAAATAAGATTTACTAGCTATACCTTGAGCAACGATTAAACCCATCTTTTGAAGTTGTTGTTCTGTCCACTCTTCACCCATCAACTCACTAGCGTCGCCTACATCACATATAGTAGCCCAACACTGAGCAAATGGTTCCATGGATTCATAACTAACCCACACATCACCTACCTTAAATGATCTAGGTTGCCATCCAAGGTCTTTCCATAACTGTCTAGTTTGTCTATCTACTGGTCCATTACCAGACATATTACCAGACATCCAAGACCAACTAGCTAAACCAACTAAAGATGATCCCATAACAAATCTACCTGTTTGCAATGCTTTAGCATTAGCAAGTTCAGTAGCATTGGTTATACCGTATGCTGCTACGTTTTCTAAATTCTTAGGGTTAGCAGAAGCTATATCATTAAATTCTTTAACTAAGAAGTTAAATCCAGGTGTATGTTTAGCAGTTAAAGCTAATCCATTAACACCAGTACGTGCAAATAGGAAAAATGGTTTTGCCCATGGAACTGCAGTAAATACATCGTTTAATCCTTTAGCAAATCCAGTTAATTCTTGTGTAAGAGTTACTTCTTTAGCTGCATACTTTGTAGCTTCGTCAATGATATTACCATCAGCATCAAAGATTTGTCTATAGAAGTCCTCTTCAAATACACTGAGTAGTTGAGGATTTATTTCAGATATTAAACCTTTACTTTGAGCATCCATAGCTGATCTCATAGCCTTCTCTCTCATCTTAGATCTACCTAAGATATGTCTAAAAGCATCATCAGTTGCTGCCATTAGTTTAGTAGAGTAAGTTAACCAACTATTATTATTCCAGTTTCTAGCTTGATTAGCAACGGCAAACATAGCTCTATCACCAATTGTAGCTCTACCACTATCTTCTGCCCATCGTCTAAGTAGTTCCCAGTTCTCATCACCTTTAGTAAACTCAGCGAATCTAGTTTTCATACTAGACACATCTCCACTCCAGTAGGAGTTAAGTTTAGTTTTAAAGATTTCAAAAGATTCCGGTATAGATTGCATCATTGCATTCATTGAAGCTAACCCAGATCTCATAGTTGCTTGATCTCCTCTTACAGTAGCTCCTATAACAGTTGACATAGGACGTAAGAATGTAGCTGTACTTGTACCCATAATAGCTCTCATAGCTGTTTTAGGACCACTAAGTACACTATGTACCATCATACCTTCCATTTCTCTAATCAAAGCACCAGTCTTATCTGGACCTTTTCCATCTATCTGACCACCTTTAAGACACTTTCTACAGAATGCATCAAAGTCATCTAAGTTATTAACTGTTTTCATAGCAGAAAATAACTCAAATGTAGCATTCAAGAGATCATCATTAGCATCATCTTTAGAGATTTGTAATATACTAAGAATAGCATCTTTAGTATCTTTCATATCAGCTTTCACTGCTGATTCTATAGCTTCTTTACGACCTATTTTACCAGCACCTATACTTCTAAATGAATCAGAAGACCATGCTCTAGCTCTTTTTATCTCAGTCATAGCAGTCATCATGGTATCAAATACCTGCTGCATAGGACCGTCTTGTTCAATTAAATTAACATAATCTGTTAACTCTCTACCAGCAATACCATTATCTCTTAACTGTTTAAGTAAAGAACCTACAACTAAATCACCTGCTACTATATTCTTAGTAGTCCAAGTCTCAATAGTCTCAACAACATTACCAGCATCATCTGTTATATCATACTTAATGGAGGATCTATACATCTCATCCAAATAATCTTCAGGTGTCATATCAGCTGCTTCTCTACCTAATGTCATACGTTGATGAGTTGCTACTGCATCTCCATAAACATCCATTAAGGTTTGTCTACCAGCTCTTATATTAGCTAATTCAGTTTGGAATTTCCGATCACTCATTAAGCCTCTAAGGACTCCATCAACTATTTCTTCTGTCATCTCTCCTGTTTCTGCAACACGTTCTCTTTGAACTGGTGTAGTTACAGAACCTGTTGATCCATCTTCAGCATCATATTCTGTTCTTGTTCTTTTAAGTTGTTCTCTAGCTTTACCTGGAGATACTTCAGATTGGTGTGCTCCTTGATGTGGAGATGCTACGTTTTTATTTTTACTAGCACCAAACTCATTCTTTCTTAGTTCCCTAAGACCTTTCTTTAAAGTCTGGTAATCGATACTAGCTTTTCTATTTTCTACTTGTGCTCTCGCTGCTCCACTACCTCTACCTAATAGTATAGTAGCACTATCAAATATAAGACCAATGCCCATACCTTCTACAATATTCTTAAACTTCATCCACATAGGATGATCAGTATCTTTTGTAGATAGTGGTGTATCCATCCAGCCATGTCTATCTCTCATCATAGCGAGAGCATTATGACCATCAGTTTCTTTTGATAGTATGTCAGCCATAGCACCTATACCAGCAGCTCTAAGCAAGCTGTATCCAGCTACACCTGTTAAAGAAGCTGGAGCTGATATACCTGCTGCACCTGCTGCTGCAGTAATACCAGCAGCCATAGTACCGAAGTGTACAGTACCTCTTAAGAGAGAACCCCACCATGTATTAGTTATGATAGGGTTTTCATGATCAACAAAGGGAGACCAATCAGGTCTGTAATATCCTTTTGTTTCTCTTTCTCTCTTCATTTCACCAGAGAGAGCATCTATTGTACGCTCTGGGAATGTAGCTAGAGAAGAAGCTGTATCTTGTAAACCACCCGATAAAGCTGATTGTACTTCTTTAACTACTCCAGCAAACCCACCACCGTCAGGACGTTCTCTAGGGTCTTCCCTTTCTACTATATCCTGTTGTTCTTCTTGAAATAACCTTTCACTTAAACCTGGATCTTCAGTAGAAGCTGCATCAAATTTAGCTTGTAGTTCGTTGTCATTTGCGAGTGGGTTGTTTATGTCTTTATCGACTGATTCTAAATTCATTAGATTAACATTAGTTTATTTTGTTAGCTGTTCTTTGCAAGCATTAGCTATAGCTTCAGTAACAGCAAATTGCTGTGTATCCAATTTACATTCTATCAATTCGTCTTTACTAAAACTAGTAGATTTCCAGCCAAAACCGTTGTATTGACTAGATTTCTCAGCTGCCTGT